GCGACCCCTTACGACGATTTGGGTCGGTGCCGGGACTGTCGGCGGTGGCGTTCCGAGGTTCACGCGGACGGTTGCCCGAGCTCCTCGGGTTGGGGGTTTGAGCGATCGGCCTGGTGCTCGCGGTGCGGGTCCGGGGTGGCTTCCGGCGAGGGCTTGTGCGTGCCGTGCCGTGGGGGGCCGGGACCGTCGAAGGTCCGTCGGGTCCAGTTCCTGTCCGACCGCGTGCTGGTGACGGAGCTGCCGATCTGGTGGCACTCGGACTGTGATCCTGAGTGGTCTTGGTCGGTGGACGGCGAGGCTTTTGGGTGCGTGCCTGCGGTGGGCGTGTACCGGGTGAGGGGTTCGGTGAGATGAGCTTGCTGGGTCTAGTTCTAGTATTGGCGGTATTGGTTGTGTTATTGTCGATGGTTTCGATGCCGCAGCCGGTCAGGGTCATCTTGTGGATGGTGGTGGTGGTCTTTGCGGTGCTGTTGCTTTTCAGTGTTCTAGGTCTGACTGATCTATCGTTCAGGTCTCCTCGTGTGGGCTTGGGCTGAGGGGGTGTGGGGTGATGGTTGCGAAGTCTGGGAAGTACAAGGTGGGGCGGTTGTACCCTGAGCCTGAGGTGGTCGGCCATGTGACGGGTCGGTCGGTTCGGGGCGACACGTCTTCGGAGCGTGCGGTGCGTTTTCCGGTCGAGCCGGTGCCCGAGCCTCGGGTGGTGGAGAAGCGGGTGGAGGTCGAGCGCCCGTGGAAGTCCCGGGACGAGGCGCCGAACGAGCTGAAGGATTTTTGGGACGCGACGCCGATGGGCCGGGATGAGGTCCGTTCGGTGTTCCTGGAGGGCATGAACCTGTGGGTGGCGGTGTCCAACGACGGCGGCACCGGCTCTGGGTTCTTGTGGCAGGAGATGCACCCCAAGCTTCGGGACGTCGGCTGATGGCGGAGCCCACCGAGGCGATCCTTCAGTTCTTCGAGTACGGGCATTTGCCCGAGCACTTGCAGGATGTGTCGGTGATGTTCGCTGGTCTGGCGCGGTACGTCGTCGAGGCGCTGCCCCGCAACCCGGAGCGGACGGTTGCTTTGCGGAAGCTGCTCGAGGCGAAGGACGCGGCGGTGCGGGCTCGGTTGGCGAAGGAGTAGGGGTGATGGCGCACACACCTGACAGCAGCTCCGACAATTTCGCGGAGATCACGCCGAACGACGACGCGGATCTGTCGTGGCCGCCGCGGTACCTGATTGTCGAGACATCGGGTGATCTGGTGGTCCACAACCGGGCGGGTGTGTCGGTGACGGTCCCGGTTCAGGCCGGGCACGTGGCGCTTCGCCCGCGGCGGGTTCTGGAGACCAGCTCGGTCGGCACCATCATCGGCTGCTGGTAGGGCCGATGTTCGCGGGTGGTCCGTGCGCGAAGGGTTCTTGGCCGGCGGTCCACGTGGGTGGCGATCCGGTCTTGAACCTGTGGAGCCCGCTCGACTTCGAGGAGATGATCGTCAACGCCTGGATGGCGGAGGACGTGGCGGACGGGGCGGTGGCGGAGGTGGCGTCCCGTCCTGGTGTCCGTGCGATCTCGGTGACGCAGACGACGGAGGCCAACCGGCCGACGAAGGTTGTCGGGGAGGCCGCGATCGAGAGCGCGGCGAGTTCCGGGCAGCGCCTGGGCTTGGTGCACGAGGCGGACGCCTGGTCGTTGAACAGGTGGGGCCTGATCATCTTCCGGATGGACGGGGCCACGGGTTCTGCCGCGTCGCCGGTCATCTTCGAGGTCAACTCTCACGCTTCGCTGGTGAACGGCCACCATGCGCCGCGGATCTTCGTGACGCGGGCGACGGGGGCGGTGACCTACGTGCAGCGCGGGTCCAGCGAGACTTCGGCGGGGACGGCGGCGGAGGCGGCGACGGCGAACCGGTCGGTGGTTTCGGGCACCAACGCGGTCGTGGACGGGACGACCTGGAACGTCGTGGTCTGGTACCGCCGCAACGGGAAGATGCATGTTTCGGTGAACGCGGGGACCGAGGGTGTCCTTGGGGACGCGGTCACGGGTGCTTTGGGCGTGTCGAGCCAGGGGGGTCGGATCGGGGACTCTCTGTCGACGAACGCCAAGTGGGCTTGGAACTGCGTGATCGTGGGGCAGTCCGAGCTCAACGAGGCTCAGGTCAAGAAGCTCGAGGCGTGGGGGATGTACCGGGTGGGTCGCGAGGGCGACTTGCCGAGCGGTCACCCCTACGAGAACGCGCCTCCGCTCGTGGACGCGAACGATTTCCCGGAGCGGTACAACCACAACGCCACGGCCTGGGCGGCGTTCAAGGCGAGCCTGACGGGCTCGACCAAGTACGCCAACCGCGGCCAGCCGATGGAGGACGAGGGGGACACGGTGGTGGTGTTCCTCGACGACTTCCGGGCGGACACGATCGATCGTTCGGTGGGGGCGCCCAAGGGGACGATATGGCACGCGCCGGGCTGGAACTCGGCGGTTGGGGACAACGCGACGCTCCTTGCGCCCCAGCAGACCCCGGATTGCTTCCCGTGGTCGTCGGGCGAGCAGACGCTGCGGCTGACCAACCCGGCTGGGGCCGGGTGGCGGACGGCGGCGATGTACACGGTGAACAGCCAGGGGCAGGGGCGGTATTGGGGCGGCCCGCGCGTCCTGGAGATGCGCTGCAAGTTCGGCAACCTGATAGGTGGTCTCTTCCCGGCCTTCTGGGGCTACGCCTTGGAGCACCTGTTCTGGCGCACCGGCGAGCGGGTGGAGACGGACTACTGGGAGTTCCGGGGCGAGGCGCCCACGTTCCTGAACGGCTGCACCACCCACGTCCACGCGGGGACGATCGCGGGCTACGGAAGTCACCTGGCGTCGGACGCTTCGCAGGCCGAGATCGCCGGGTTCAGCCTGGTCACGCCCAATTGGGTGGAAGACTTCAGCCTGTGGGACGGTGATTTCCACACCTGGACGTTCAACATCACCGAAGACTACGTCATCCTGAACCTGGATGGCTTCGAGATAGCTCGAGCGCCGACGCCGCAGGAGTATTTGCTCGACGGCTACATCATCATGGATCAGGCGTACACGGCCGCTCGGGGTGCGGGGACGGTCGGCACCGACTACGACATGATCGTGGACTACGTCGAGGTCCGGGTGCCTCGGAGCATCGTGGAGAGTTTCCCGGCGCCGTTCACGGCGCGGCCGACGATCGGCGGGACGACGACGCAGGGCCAGACGCTGACGGTGACGCCGAACCTGCCGGCGGAGATCACGGACCGGGACTATTACTGGTACCGGTCGGGGTACCCGATCATCGGCGCGCACGCGGCGACGTACCAGTTGGCGGCGGCGGACGTGGGCTCGGCGATCCGGTGCGAGGTTCGGGCGGTGGGGGCCGTGAACCAGCCCCGCGCCTGGACGGACGAGACGGCCGTGGTGGCCGGCGCCTGATGACCCGACCGACCGGCCGCAAGCACGGGCGGCCCGCCCGGGCGGAGCGGATGGAGATCGTCCGCGACGGGCGGATGGCCACGGTGATCGACGGCGACGGCAACGTGGTCGAGCGGGTCCCCTACGAGCAGATCACGCAGCTCGAGAAGCAGTTCCTGACGGTTCTGCGGAAGCTCGAGCCGATCATGAAGCAGCGCATCATCGACCGGAGGATGTGCGGCTACACGTGGAACATGCTCGAGAGCCTGCCCTGGTTCCCGGGGCGGCGCTCGGTGACGAACGAGCTGGTCAACGACCCGGTGTTCTACCGCCAATGGATGGCGGCCGGGGCGGTCGGGGCGGACATGATGGGCGAGGACCACCTCGGGCGGCTGCGGGCCGCCGCGGGGGAGGGTCTCGAGATGGCCGACGTGGCTTTGCTGCGCGAGGAAGGCGTTTGGGTCGAGAAGCTGATCAAGCGCCTCAACCCGAAGAACTGGGGCCCGGTGATGCCGGCGCAGCAGCCGCTCGAGAAGACGGCCCTCACCCACGAGCCGGAGCTCAGCGACGAGAGCCAGGCGATCCTGGACGAGATGCGGGAGATGCGGAACCGCATGCGTGCCCTCCCGGCGCCGCGGGAGGAAGCGGCGTGAGCTGGCGGTCCATGGCGGAGTGGGAGCCCAAGTGGGACAAGCTGACGGACGACAAGCACGCGCCCTCGCTGCGGGCCGCGTGCGAGATGGACCTGTATTTCCTGCTTCGGTACATCTGCAAGAGGGAAGACCTGGCTCACCAGTGGATCCTGGACAGGTGCGATGAGGTTCAGTCGTCTCCGAACGGGTTTCTCGACCTATGGGCAAGAGACCACTACAAGTCCTCTATCATTACTTTCGGCAAGACACTTCAGGACATACTTAGCGACCCAGAGATCACGATTGGGATATTTTCGCATACCCGTCCAGCGGCGAAAGCGTTTCTGCGTCAGATCAAGCGTGAGGTCGAGAGCAACCAGCTCCTGAAGGACCTGTTCCCGGACATCCTGTGGCGCGATCCGTCGAAGGACAGCCCCGGCTGGTCCGAGGACAACGGCCTGGTCTTCAAGCGCAAGGGCAACCCCAAGGAAGCGACCTTGGAGGCTTGGGGTCTGGTGGACGGGCAGCCGACGGGGCGGCACTTCAAGCTGCGGGTCTACGACGACGTGGTATCGCAGGAGGCGGCCTCGTCGGAGGAGATGCGGCGCCAGACGCTGTCCTCCTGGGAGCTCAGCCTCAACCTGGGCACCCGCGACGGCGCGGAGCGCTACATCGGCACCCGCTACCACTTCGCCGATGTGTATGCCACCATGATCGATCGCCAGGCGGCTAAGGAGCGGCGCTGGCCGGCGATCGACCCGGAGGGCAAGCCCTACCTCCTGACGTCGGCGCAGCTCGCCGACAAGCGCAACAAGATGGGCAGCATCACCTTCAGCGCCCAGATGCTGCTCGACCCGCTGGCCGCCAGCACGGTCTACTTCCGCCGCGAGGACCTGCGCTTCTACAAGGACGTCCGCGCGCAGGAAGGCAACACCTACCTGATAGTCGATCCGGCGAACCAGAAGAAGAAGAAGAGTGATTACACGGCCATCTTCGTGGTTACACTGTCGCCTGACAAGAACATCTACGTCCGCGACGTCGTGCGTGACCGGATCAACCTGGCCGAGCGCTGCCGGGTGGTCATGGGTCTGCACCGGTTCTGGCGCCCGCGCAAGGTGCTCTACGAAGAGTACGGCATGATGTCGGACGTCCAGTCGCTGAAGATGGAGCAGGACCGCGAGGGCTACCGCTTCGAGGTGCAGACGGTGGGCGGGATGATGGGCAAGCCGGAGCGGATCGCCAAGCTGGTGCCGCTCTTCGAGCAGCACCGGATCTACCTGCCCGACCGGCTGGAGCGGCACAGCGACGAGCTCGGCCGGCCGGTCGACATGGTGAAGGCGTTCGTGGACGAGGAGTTCGCGACCTACCCCTTCAGCGCGCACGACGACATGCTCGATTGCCTGGCCCGGGTCGAGGATCCCAAGGCCGGGCTGGTTTGGCCCAAGGAGAGCCAGGCCGGCTACCTGGAGTCGTTGTTCGGGGCTCGAGGCCCGAAGGTGGCGGCCGGTACCGCCGAGGTGGAGTTCGCGTGATGGCATTGACCGCGGCGGATCTGGCCCTCCTGGCGAAACGGAACAGGCTCCAGGCTAAGGCGAACGACCCGACCGTCTCGACCTCCATCGCGAAGGTCGCGGCGAGGAAACAGCTCCTGGATATGGACCGCAAGATCGCTGCGCCGACGTCCCAGGCGCCGATCGCCCCGCCCGCGGCGCCGGTCACCCCGCTGCCGGTGGCGACGCCGGGCCCGGCCACGAGCCAGGTCCCGCCGCCGGCGCAAGAGCCTCCGCCCGCGCAGCAGCCGCCCGGGCAGGTCGGGCAGCTCGCGACGCTGGACGCTGCGCCCCCCGTGCCGTCGCTGGACGACGCGGCGGCGCGCGTGGCGGCGCAGCAGCCCGGGCAGGTGTTGCAGGACCTGACCAAGCGCCGGAAGCGCTACGGGATCGCGGCGACGACGCTGACGGGTGAGACGGGTCTCGGCAGCCTGGGCGGGATCGCAAGCCGGAGTCTCCTGGGATGACCTTGGACGAGCTGAGAGAGGCCGTCGATCTGGTCTCTGACCTGACGAGGTTGAGGTCGCTTCGGGAAGCCGCGAACGCCAACCCGAGCGGCGCCGTGCTCGAGGTCAAGCCTTCGGGAGCCCCGCCGGCTATCCGCGAGAACATCCCGGTGACGGTGGTCAGGACGATCCTCAACGATCGCATGGCCGCCGTGGCGCAGCGGTTGACGCAGCTCGGGGTGGTGGTCCCGTGAGCGCCGTCGCCTTCCCGTCGGTGCCGATCGCGCAGGAGCTCGAGCGCCGGCTGCGCAAGCTCGAGAGCGATCGGGCGAGCTGGGACAGCCGCTGGCAGGAGATCGCCGAGCGCGCCCTGCCGCAGCACGCCGTGTTCCAGCACGCGCACGCGACCAGGCCCCCGGACCGCCGCGTCGAGCGCATCTTCGACGCCACCGCGGGTCTGGCGCTGCGGCGGTTCTCGGCCGTTCTGGAGAGCCTGCTCACGCCCAAGCAGGCGCGCTGGCACTCGCTCAAGCCGATCGACGGGGCGCTGGAGAACAACTACCGGGTCAAGCTGTACCTGGAAGAGGCGCGCAACGTCCTGTTCAAATACCGGTACGCCAGCAAGTCCGGTTTCGCGAGCCAGATCAGCGAGGTGTTCACGGCGCTCGGTTCCTTCGGGACGGCGCCGTTCCTGATCGAGGAGGAGGTCGGCAAGGGCATCAGGTACCGCTCGATCCACCTCGCCGAGACCTACCTGTGCACCGACCACCGCGGCATGGTCGACGCCGTGTTCCGCAAGTTCCGCTACACGGCGCGGCAGGCGTACCAGCGCTACGGCGACCGGCTGCCGGAGAAGGTCGCGCGCGTGCTGGCGACCGACCCGGACAAGGAGTTCTGGTTCCTGCACGTCGTGCAGCCGGCCGGCAGTTACGTCCCCGGCGTGCTGGGCCCGCGCGGGTTCGCTTACGACAGCTTCCACATCTGCCTGGAAGACAAGAGCTTGGTGGGGTCCGGCGGCTTCCGGGTGATGCCCTACGCGGTGCCCCGCTTCGAGGACACGGGCACGCCCTACGGATGGTGCCCGGCGCTCCTGGTGCTGCCGGAGGTGAAGACCGCCAACGAGCAGCGCCGCACGCTCCTGCGCCAGGGCCAGCTCGCGGTGGATCCGCCGATCCTGGTGCACGGTGACTCGGGCGTGCTCGAGGCGTTCCACACCCGCCCGGGGGCGATCAACTTCAACATGGTCTCGCCGGAGGGCAAGCAGCTCGCCATCCCGTTCCAGACCGGGGCGAGGTTGGCCGAGGGGCGCGAGGAGCTGGCCGAGAGCCGGGCCACGATCCGCGCCGCGTTCCTCAACGACCTGTTCCAGATCCTGATCCAGAAGCCGAACATGACGGCCACGGAGGTCCTGGAGTGGTCGCAGGAGAAGGGCGACCTGCTCGCGCCGATGATGGGCAAGCAGCAGTCCGAGCTCCTGGGTCCCTGCATCGAGCGCGAGCTCGACATCCTGGCGGCGATGGACGTGCTGCCGGAGATGCCGCGCGAGCTGGCCGAGGCCGGCGGCGGGGTGAGGATCGAGTTCGAGGGGCCCATGTCGCGGTTCCAGCGCTCGACGGAGGCCGCGGGCTTCAGCCGGACGGTCGAGACGTTGACCGCCATGATCCAGCTCTACCCCGACGTCATGGACAACTTCGACCGCGACGAAGTGCTCCGCAGCGTGGCCGACATCAACGGCGTGCCGATCTCCTGGCTGCTGCCCCCCGAGGCGATCGCCCAGCAGCGGGCGCAGCGGGCGCAGGCGCAGCAGCAGGCGATGGCGGCGGAGCAGCTCCCGGGGCAGGCGGCGGCGGCGAAGAGCATGGCGCAGGCCAAGCAGATCGGGCAGGCGGCGGCGTGACCATCTCCTACGCTTTCGTCCTGCACCGCGGCTCCGAGGTCTTCCTGGAGGAGGTCGGCGCCGCGTCTGGGTGCCGGCGGTCGTGGTGGAAGCGCGGCGTCTGCTGGATCTGGAGCTCGAGCGACAGACCCATCTGGTTCGACCGCGAGCTGGGCTCCGAGGACATGCACGCCCTCAGCGCCTTCCTGAACGGGGCGGTGGTGTGAGGTGGCCATGGGAGCAATGGGCGGAAAAGCGCCGCGTCGGGCTCGCCTACCGGGTCTGCCTGCCGCCAGAGGGCGAGCACGCGAAAGTCGTCCTGGCCGACCTCGCGGTGTTCTGCCGGGCGACCAGCACGGCGGCGGACGATCCCGAGCAGGCCGTGCGGCTCGACCCGATGGCGCTGGCCCGGGAAGAGGGCAAGCGGGCGGTGTGGCTGCGGGTGAGGAACATGCTGGCGTTGCAAGACGTGGAGATCGTGGAAGCGCTGCGGGCGCACCGGCGAGAGATCATGGCGGAAATCGAGGCGACGGCGCGCCAGTCGCGTCCGTCGCGGGCAACAGCGGACAGCTACGATGAGCGGTGAAGGATCGGCCGGCGGCGGAGCCGGGCAGGGCGCGGCGGCGCAGGCGTTCAGCGGCGGCGGCGCGCCGCCCCCGGCGCCGAACGGGGACGGCGGCGGCCACGGGCCGCGGCAGGCGGCCCAGGTCCCGGATTGGGCGAGCTCCTACGACGACGACACGAAGGCGTGGGTCGCGAGCAAGGGGTTCAAGGACCCCAAGGACGCGCTCTCCAGCTACCGCAACCTCGAGAAGGTCTACGGCGCCGACAAGGCCGGCCGAGCGGTGATCCGCCCGGCGGACCCGAACGACCGGGCGGCGCAGGAGGCCTTCTACAAGGCGCTGGGCCGGCCCGACAGCCCCGAAGGCTACGGCATCGCGGCGCCGGACGGGCAGGACCCGAAGCTGGCGCAGTCGCTCGCCGCCGCGCTGCACTCCGCAGGGCTCACGGCCGAGCAGGGCAAGGCGGTCAGCCAATGGCTCGGGTCGACCTCGGCCGAGGAGCGGCAGGCGGAAGAGACCGAACGTTCCACCCGCAACCAGGCCGAGTTCGACAGCCTCAAGAGCGAGTGGGGCAAGGACTACGACGCCAAGGTGCAGCTCGGCGCCCGGGCCGCGAAGGCGGCGGCCATCCCGGGCGAGGTGCTCGACAAGATCGAGAACGCGATCGGCACCGCGGCGACGTTCAGGCTGATGGCGGCGGTCGGTGATCTCCTGCGCGAGGACGCGGGGGTGGGCGCCACCGCGGGCGGCTCGGCCGGCGGCGGCTCGCCCGAGGCGGTACAGGAGCGGATCAACGCGCTGCGCGCCGACCCGGAGTTCGACAAGCGCCTCAGCTCGTCGGACTACCTGGTCCGGGAGAAGGCGCAGAACGAGCTGTCCGAACTTTACAAGCTCCGCTACGCCCCCGCATAAGCGTGTGTCTTGCGTAGATCCGCCGTCGGTGCTATGGCCGCCGACGAGCGGACAAGCCTGCGGGCCCCGCTGACCGCCTGAAAGCAGGTCGCCGACGCCGGGGCGTCTCCCGGCTAGGAAGCTCCGCCTAGCGACGCGGGAAAGCTCTCCGATTGGTCCCACCAATCAGAGGGCAGTCCCAAAATGGCGACGCTCGACGCTATCCCGGCGTGGCGGATCCAGGAATTCCGCGCCGAAGTACGCCACCGCCTCCAGGTCATGGGCGGTCGGCTTCGCGACACGGTCACCTTCAAGGGCGGCTACCAGGGCATCAACTCCGCCGTGGTCAACTACCTCGGCGAGACCAAGGCCCGGCGCATCCAGGACCGCAAAGGTCTGACGCCCCTCATGGAAGTCAACCATGAGCGGCGCTGGGTCGACCCCGTCGGTTTCGAGTGGGGGCACCTGGACGATCGCTTCGACCGTCTCTTCACCGGCATCTCGGCCACCGGCGAGTACACGGAGGCGGGGGTCAAGGCGATGCGGCGCGAGGAGGATCTCGAGATCCTCAACGCCTTCTACCGCACGTCCAAGACCGGCGAGACGGGCACCACGCTGGAGACCTACGCCAGCATCAACACCAGCAGCCGCTTCCTCGTCGACCAGAACGAGGGCGGCAGCAACACCGGCCTGAACCGCGCCAAGCTCAACGCGCTCCGGGCAGTGTTCACGAAGTATAACGTGGACCTGGACAGCAACCAGATCCACATGGTGATCACCGAGCAGGAAGTCGAAGACCTGATGAGCGACGCGACGCTCCTCAGCTCCGACTACATGAGCCGGAAGGCCCTGGTCGACGGCGTGCTGCCGCCGATCCTGGGCTTCAACTTCCACGTCTTCAGCTCTGAGTACTTGGAAGCGAACGTCCCTGACTTCGCGGTTACCTCGCAGGTCCGCACCCTGCCGGTGTGGATCAAGTCGGGGATGCACCTGGCGATGTGGGAGGAGATGAACATCGACGCCGGCAAGGACCCCGCCCACAAGTTCAACTGGATCGTCTACATGTCGAGCCACTACGGCGCGACGCGCCTGGAGCCCGGTTACGTGCTCCAGGTGAAGACGTACCACTGAGTCGGCGAAGGAGTAACTTAAATGGCAGTTCGCACCTACGCCGACGATTACTCGCGGGAGTGGTCCGAGGCCGTCGAGCGCGGTTCCCACGACCTGACCAACCCCGACCAGCAGGGCATGCTGGAGTACCGCCGGTTCGAGCACACCCAGGGAGCGACGGCGGGTGACGCGACGTCGACCCAGGGCCTGATCAAGCTCGGGCCGGGCCGCATCCGGTTCATCTGCGCGTTCATCGACAACTCGGCTTGGGGTTCGTCGCGGACGCTGGACATCGGGTGGCTGGCGAACGTGGAACCGGACGGGACCGTGATCACCGCGGACCCGAACGGCCTCGTGGCGGCCAAGGACGTCTCCGCGGCCCTGGTCGCGTGGGGGTTCAACGTTGCCACGGCGCACGTCGTGCTCAACGCGCGCGACCCCCTCCAGATCGTGTCCACGGTCGCGGGCGGCACGATCCCGGCTGGGGCCACGCTCAAGGGCACCCTGGTCTACGCCAAGTACTGAGCCGCCGCGGTGGCCTCCCAGGTCGACATCGCGAACGCGGCGCTCGTCAAGCTCGGGGCGGAGAGGATCACCAACCTCTCCGACCCCGGCGCCGAGCCGCTCGAGGGCGCCTGGGACCGCCTGCGGGACGCGGAGCTCCGGTCTCATCCTTGGAAGTTCGCCATCCGGCGCGGCGAGTTCGCCCCGTTGACCGAGGTGCCGGCCTGGGGCGCCGGCTACCAGTACCAACTCCCGGCTGACTACCTGCGGCTGGTCGCCATCGCCGACGACTGGTGGTGGGACGACGAGCTGGGGCCGCCTTGGCGGATCGAGGGGCAGCGCATCCTCACCGACATGGGCTCGCCGCTGCGGCTGCGTTGGCTGTCGCGGGTGACCGAGACGCCGCGGTTCGACCCGTTGTTCGTCGAGGCGCTGGCCTGCCGGATCGCGCTCGACCTGTGCGTCAAGGTCACCGGCAGCGCCTCGCTCAAGCAGACGCTGCGCCAAGACCACATGCTCGCGCTCCGGGACGCCTACCGGGTCGACGCGATCGAGCGCTCGCCCGAGCCGATGCGCGATACCTCCTGGATCACGGGCCGCGTATGAAGCGCGTCCCCATCCTCTCGGCCTTCAACGCGGGCGAGCTGTCGCCGCTGATGGCCGGCCGGGTCGAGCTCGACAAGTACGCGACCGGTGCCGCCACGATCGAGAACATGATGGTCAAGCTCCCCGGGCCGCTGGAGCGGCGCGGCGGGAGCGTGTTCGTGGCGCCGACCGTCGACGAGGCCGTGCGCGTCTGGCTGCCGAGGTTCTACTTCAACAAGGAGCAGGCGTACGCGGTCGAGATGACGCCGGGCGTGCTGCGGCTGTTCACGCAGCGCGGCCTGCTCGAGAGCGCCCCCGGGGATCCGTTCGAGCTCGAGCACACCTACGAGGCCGACGACCTCACCGACGAGGACGGGCTGTTCCGGCCCTCCTACGTCCAGAGCGGCGACGTGGTCTTCTTCGCCAACGGCCGGCAGCGACCGAAGTCGCTCTCTCGGCTTGGGGCGACGGAGTGGACCTGGACGGACGCCGATTTTTACGGCGGCCCGTTCAAGGAAGAGAACGACACGGAGACGCAAGTCTACCTGGGGACCGTCGTGCAAGCCGGCCAGACCACCGGCCTGATAGCTTCGGACGACATCTTCACCGCAGAACACGTCGGAAGTCTCTTCGAGCTGAGGGCGATCAACACCGCCACTCCGGCCTGGACTCCGGAAGCGGAGATCGACGATCCGGATGTGGCGCGGTATTGGGACGGCAACTACTACCACTCGACCACCACGGGCACGACCGGGACGCTCCCCCCGACGCACACCGAAGGCTCGGTGAGCGACGGTGGCGTGGGTTGGCGGTACAGCCATTCCGGGCGTGTGGTCGTCAAGATCCTCAGCGTGCTCGAGCCCGTCCGGTGCCTGGTCGAGATGCAGACCGACCCGGTTGGCGAGGTGACCACGTCCGACAACGCCACGCCCGCTTGGAGCTTCGGCGCTTGGTCGGACGTGGAGGGCTGGCCCGAAAAGGTGGCCTTCTTCCGCGACCGACTGTGCTTCAGCCGTGGCCGCCGCGTCTGGTGCAGCGTCGTGGGCGACTACACGAACTTCTCCGCCCGCACCGGCGGTTTGATCCTGCCCGAGAACGCGATCTCGATCCGCGTCGCGGCCGGCCGAGCCGAAGAGGTGAAGTGGCTCTACGGCGACGACGAGCTGCTCATCGGCACCTCGGGCGGCGTCATGGTGATGCGCGAGCAGACCCAGCAGCAGCCGCTGGGGGCGGGCAACGTCACCGTCGTGCCGGGGCCGGCGGTGGGCGTGGCGGCGACGCCCCCGATCGTGTCCCCCTCCGGCCAGCTCCTGTTCGTCGACCGGACCCGCACCGGCCTCCGTGCGATCGCCTACAGCGCGGAGGCGGAGAGCTACCGCGCGCCGATTCTCACGCGCATGGCCGACCACGCGCTCCTGGGCCAGGTGGTCGACTGCGCCTTCCAGGCGCACCCGGCCGAGGTGCTGTGGTGTCTGCTGGCCAACGGCGAGCTGGCGGCTCTCACCTTCGACCCGGACGACGGGGTGTTCGCCTGGCACCGACACGCGATCGCCGGCCAAGACGCGGCCGTGGAAGCGATCGCCATCCTGCCGTCGCCCCCGGGCGCCCCCGGGAACGAGCGCGACGACCTGTGGCTGGCGGTGCGGAGGACCATCGGGGGGCAGACCCGCCGTTACGTCGAGTACCTGGAGGCCCCTTTCCAGGCGCCCGCGCGCTCGGTCGGGGAGACGCGCAAGCAGTACCGCGCGCGGGTCTCCGCGGCGGTGCCGTCCTGCGTGCACTGCGACAGCGCCACCCTCTACGAGGACGAAGATAACCTCGTCACCGTCTGCGGCGGGCTCGACCATCTCGAGGGGCTCGAGGTGGCGGTGCTCGCCGACGGCACGCCCTACCGGCTGACGGTCGAGGGCGGCGAGGTCACGCTCCGCGACCCGGCGCGAGTGGCCCGCGTCGGCCTGCCGTACCGGCACCGCTTCGTCGGCCTGCCCCCGGAGACGGGCGCGGCGACCGGCACGGCCATGGGCCGGACCAAGCGCGTCCACCGCATCGACCTGCGGGTGTTCGCCTCGCTGGGCTCCCTGGCCGGCACCAGCGAGGAGAACCTCAAGGAGGTGCGCGCCCTGGCGCCGTGGCGTGCGGCCGAGACGGTGATGGGCGGCGCGAACCCCTTGTTCTTCGGCGACGCCAAGCTCGACGACGCCGGCGGCTACGACACGGAGGGCGTGGTGGTCGTCGAGGGCGACGAGCCCCTGCCGTTCACGCTGATCGCCATCATCCCGCACCACGAGGTGGGGGAACGCTGATGGGCCTGTTCTCCTCCGTCGTGAAGTCCTTCGTCCCCGGCCTCGGCGAATACGAGGCGACGAAGGACCAAGAGAAGGCGATCAAGGAGCAGGAAAAGGCCAACAAGGAGGGGGCGAAGCTCACCTTCCGCTCGACGGTCGAGCAGGCCGAGTTCGACGAGCGCACCACCCGCGAGCGCACCAACCTGGAGCGCTCCGCCGCGGTCGAGCAGGCCACGCTCGAGGGTCGGCAGGCCAAGTCCGCGATCGACCTGGACGTGCGGGCGCTCGCGGCGAGGATCGAAAGCGAGCGCTCCCTGTCGGCGGTCAAGCAGACCGCCATGGCCCGCGACGCCAAATTCAAGGCATCCGCCGCGCGGGCCATGGCGGGGGCGTCCGGCGTCGCGTTCGAGGGCTCGGCCAAGGCATGGGTCGACCAGGGCTGGGCGCTCGACGAGCTCGACCGACTGAACTCGGCCTACGAGAGCGAGGTCGGCGTGCGCGGGGTGCTGTTCGACCGCGCCGGGATGATGCTCAGGGGCCGCTTCGCCGACGAGGTGACGGAGTTCACCGTTCGCCAGGCGAGCCTGGCCGCCGACATGACGCTGCGGCAGTCGTCCGAGAGCTTGGCGCTGACCCGCAAGTACGCCGAAGAGTCGCGCGACTTCGAGACCAGGAACGCCCGCTCGAGCGCCAAGGCGGACCTCGCCTACACCCGCAACCAGGGTGCGATGAACATCGCGTCCTCGATCCTCGGCAACACGACGCAGGGCCTGATCACGGCCCGCATGTTCGGCTGGTTCTGACGTGGCGTCGGCGCGCATCCCCTACTACCGCCCGGTCTCCCGGCCCCGCATCCGGGCGCCGCAGGTCGAGCAGATCGGGGCGCGGACGCTCAACCCGCAGCCGCTGCGCGCCGCCGTCTGGGACCTCGCTCAGTTCTTCGGCGGCATGGTCGAGGAAGACCGGGCGACGAAGTACCGGGCCGCGGTCGGCGAGGCGGGCTTGGAGCTGCGCCGCCTGTCCTTCGAGATGGCGAAGGACGGCGACCCGACGACCCGCATGGAGCGCTGGGAGAAGGCCCGGGACGAGCTCCGCGATCGCTACGTGAAGCAGCTCGACGAGCAGGGCGTCGGCGGCACGCAGGAGTTCGGGACCGAGTTCGAGAAGACCGCCCTATCCGAGCAGTACGACCTCCAGCAAGCGTCGTTCAGGGAGTTCCAGGAGCAGAAGCAGGCGGGGCTCGAGCTCTCGCTGGACAACTACGCCAAGCTCGCCGGCGAGGGCCGGCCGGAGCAGACGCAGCAGTTCCGCGACATGGGCGTGCTGGCGATCGAGGACGCGCTCAAGGGCGGCTTCATCTCGCCCATGGAAGCGGTCAAGCGCCGGCGCGCCTTCGTCTCCGACGTGGTCGAGACGCGGGTACGGCGGGACATCCTGGCCGACCCGCACGCGGCCGAGCAGGCCCTCCTGCAAGGCGGCTACGAGGACCTCGACCCCGACGAGCGCATGGACTTGGTCGGCAAGGCCGGGGCCGGGGTCGACCGGCTCCAGCGAGACGCGGAACGAGCCGAGAACCGCGCGATCCGGATGGAAGACCGGGCGATGCGCCTGGAGGACCGCCGGCAGCGGATGCTCGACCGGGCTTCGTCCGCGGCGGAGCGCGAGGAGCGCCGGCGCCAGTCGGCCGAGGACCGCGCGTTCCGTCTCGGGGAGCGGGCCGAGCGCGACGTGGCCGACAAGCTCCAAAAGGAGGGCGACCGCCTCGCCGCCACGGGCGAGCTCACCGCGACTTGGATCGAGAACCACCGCGAGGAGATTAGCCCGGACGACTACCGGCACTTCTACAAGGAGCTCGAGCCAGAGACTTCCTCGGCCACCGTCAAGACCGACCCACAGGTCTACGCCCCGCTCCGCGAGCGGGTCAGCGAAGGCGCGGACGTGCGGCTGGACGCGCGGGCTGCCCTGGACGGGCGCAAGGTATCGTTGGACGACTACAACCGCCTGGTGAACCTGTCGGAGGACAACCTCGCCGGCAGCGACGCGAAGCCGCCCGGGTGGGCGAAGCAGGGCGAGGAGTTCATCAAGACCTCGCTCAAGGTCTCGGACATCAACCC